CCCATTTCGCAGCCAGGCTAAACGAGTGGCGTGGGACTATATTAAGCATTACGCCGCGCCAATCACTAAAACCACCAATGAATCAGATTTGGCGGTAGAGCTGCTAAACGGCGCAAAGATCATGCTGTTTGGCTCAGACAACGCAGATGCCATGCGAGGCTTAGGATTTAACGGCGTATACCTTGACGAATACGGTGACTTTAAGCCCAGCGTTTGGGGTAACGTCATTCGCCCCACATTGTCAGACCGGCTTGGTTGGGCGGTATTTGGTGGTACGCCAAAGGGCAAGAATCAGTTTCACGATATTTACAAGGTCAGCCAAAACGTGCCTGATTGGTTTCTGTTAAGGCTACCAGCAAGCGTGTCCCAAATACTGCCAGACTCAGAATTGCAAGCGGCTCGGTCTCAGTTAAGCCAAGACCAGTACGACCAAGAGTATGAGTGCAGCTTTGATGCTGCCTTATTGGGGGCGTTTTTTGGTCAGGAAATGCGCCTTGCTGATGCTGAGGGCAGGATTTGTGAGTTGCCGTTTGAGCCTGAGTATTCGGTTTACACGGCATGGGACTTAGGTTACCGAGACGATACCGCCATTTGGTTTTATCAGGTAGTGCGGGGCGAAATCAGGGTCATGGACTACTACGCTGTCAGCGGCGCAAGCATTGAAGAAATATGCGATGCAGTCATAGCTAAGGGTTACCGATACACCCGCCACCACCTACCGCATGATGCTAGAGCCAAAACCTTGGCCTCGGGCGGTAAGTCGATTGTTGAGCAATTGGCGGCACATCTGGGTGGCATGAGCAAGTTGGCAATAGTGCCTGAGATTGGCATACAGGACGGCATCCAAGCAGTGCGGATGATTCTGCCCATCTGTTATTTTGACTCTAGATGCGATGAGGGGCTAGAGGCGTTAAGGCAATATCAGCGGGAATACGATGAGGACAAGAAAACTTTTCGTCAAACTCCACGCCATGACTGGTGCTCACACCCCGCAGATGCGTTTAGAATGCTTGCAGTAGCTTATAGACAAGAAGCAAAAGATCAGACACCGCCCAAGGGCAAGACCCTGCAAACCATCACATTGGATGAGCTGTGGGACTTTGAGATGCAACATAAAGAGGAACGCATATGAGCCAGCCAGTAGCAGAAGTCGGTGCATATAAAAACATCACCGCCACAGGTGCAGTCACAACAGGCCCATGCCAGTTGATTGGCTTTTACGTTAATAACACCAGCGCAGGCACATTGGTGCTTAGAGACGGCGGCGCAAGCGGCACGGTCATGTCAGGCACGATCACACCCGCTATCGGGTTTCACCCATTTCCCGCCAACGTAGGAACTAGCTTACACGCAACCGAGGGTGGCGCATTGGATGTGACATTCTTCTTTGCCAGCGGTAACTGATCATGTACGAAGAAAACGGCGCATATGAGGGCGAAGACCCAGGCCCGTACTGGCATGACCAGATTGAGACCGCCATCAAGATATTTGACAAGTGGGAGAAGCGCGGTTTAAAGGTTGTTAAGCGGTATCGGGATGAGCGTGATGCTATTGAGATGCCAAGGATGAAGTTCAACATCCTATGGTCAAACATCCAAGTGCTGTTCCCTGCCCTCTACGGTCGCCAAGCCAAGCCCGAAGTGTCACGCCGCTACATGGATCAAGACCCTGTGGGTCGCCTTGCATCCACAATGCTTGAGCGTGTCATGGAATACGAGACCACGCAATTCGGTGACTTTGACGCTGCCATGTCTGGTGCGGTGCAAGACAGATTGCTGCCTGGTCGCGGTACGGCATGGATTCGCTACGAGCCTGTAATCGTCAATGACCGCCCCGAGGTCGAGGGTGTGGAGCAAGACGAATCACAGGTTTACAACACCGTGGAAGACCCGACAGAGCGCATTGATGCGGCTCATAGCCCCATTGATTACGTTTACTGGTCAGACTTTTTGCATTCACCCGCCCGCACATGGGATGAGGTGTGGTGGGTAGCTCGCGCTGTTTACATGACCAAGGAGGAGGGTGTAGAGCGCTTTGGTGACGTATTTAACAACGTCAGCCTGACCAGCTCAAACACCGACATGGATGGCAAGAATCCATTGACCGCCAAGATGACCTACGACAAAAAGGCGATGGTCTATGAGATTTGGAACAAGCGCACAGCTAAGGTTTGCTGGATTGCCAAAGGTTATCCACAGGCATTAGATGAGCGTGATGACCCGCTAGAGTTAGAAGAATTCTTCCCATGCCCTAAACCGTTGATGGCAACCACCACCACCGGCACAATGATTCCTGTACCTGATTACTGTGAGTACGAGGATCAGGCGCAAGAGTTGGATAACTTGACACAACGCATTTACCTGTTGACCAAGGCTTGTAAAGCGGTCGGCGTGTTCAATGCTGAGTTCAAAGAGCTGGCGCGGATGTTCAGCGAAGGCGTGGACAACAAGCTGTTCCCTGTTACTGGTTGGGCGGCAATGTCGGAAAAGGGCGGCTTAAAGGGCGCTATCGACATGATGGACACCTCGCAGATCATTGTGACTTTGCGTGAGCTGTACGCTGCCAGAGAACAGGTCAAGCAGTCGATCTACGAAATCATGGGCATATCGGACATTTTGCGTGGATCGTCCAAAGCCCAAGAAACCCTTGGTGCTCAACAGCTCAAAGCCAACTTTGGCAGCTTGCGGTTAAAGAGTAGCCAAGGTGATGTAGCTAAGTTTGCTACCGACATCTTTAAGCTCAAAGCGCAAATTATCTGTAAGTTCTACCCGCCCGAGCTGATTGTCGAAATGTCTGGCGTGATGAACACCTCAGACGGCAAAGACCCGCAATTGTTGCAAGCGGCATTGCAAATGCTATCTAACAGCACCATCCGCGACTTCCATATTGCGGTTGAGGCTGACAGCTTGGCTCAGATTGATGAGCAAGCAGAAAAGCAAGGCGCACAAGAGGCCATCCAAGCTATCGGTTTGTTCTTGCGTGAGGCAATTCCCATGATTAGCCAAGCGCCTGAGACCCTGCCTATGGCTTCCGAGATGCTGTTATTCCTTGTACGCCGGTTTAGAGCCGGTCGGGGATTGGAGAGCGCGGTCGAAAGGGCAATGAAAGCCTTGCAAGACAAGGCAGACCAAGCGGCTCAACAACAGCCTGGCCCACCGCCCGAGATGCTACAAATGCAAGCCGAACAGCAAGCAGAGCAAATGCGTATGCAAGCACAAGCGCAGTCTGAACAGATGAAGATGCAAGCAGACGCACAATTGGCGCAAGCACAGGCACAGCTTGAAATGCAAATGCATCAAGCTAAGGTGCAAGCCGAAATGCAATTGGCGCAGATGAAAGCCGATTTTGAGACTGTTAAGCAGAACAATGAACTTCAAATCAAAGCCAGAGAGATGGCAGGGAAAGAAGAATATGAACGATGGAAAGCAGAACTTGACGCAGCGACTAAGATCATGGTGGCAAGGATTGGTAGCAACCCTGGTGTCGACTTACCAGTGGTTGAAGCAGCGGCTGCACAAATAACCAACGAACTAGGCGGCACGATTGTCCAAGCGATGGACAAAATAACCGCCTTGCACGACAACATGGCAAACTTGCATGGTGAATCAATGCAAAACATTGGCGCAGCTATGCAAAGGCTCACCGCACCCAAGAAAGTCATCAGGGGTGCTGACGGTCTTGTCATAGGCGTGGAGACCACATGAGCCTAGCCCTTGCTGATCGGGTAAGACAAACCACCACCTCAACAGGTACTGGAACGATCACGCTAGATGGCTCGCTTGAGGGATTTCAGTCTTTTGCGGTCATTGGTAACGGTAATACGACCTACTACACCATTTCGGGCGGCGCTCAATGGGAAGTGGGAATCGGTACTTACTCTAGCGGGACACTAGCTAGAACGACCGTAATCTCATCATCCACAGGCTCAAAACTTGATCTTGCGGCTGGCACAAAGGATGTATTTGTCACCTTACCGGCAAGCGTGGCGGTTACAAGCGGCACAGATGTAACGTTTACCAAGGTCACCGCGCCTACAGTTCAAGCAACCAATTCAGCAGGGTTATCCCTTAAAAACTCAACAGGCACAACCCAATTAAGCATGGGCGCTGGCGGTGGTGATAACCTAACATTAAGCGTCTCAACCAACATAAATGGCGCAAACGCTCAAGTAGACATTAGCCCGACAGGTACAGGTCATGTCCACATGAAGCCCACAGGTACAGGTTCGGTTGAGATAGCGCCAACAAATGCAGGCACATTGGATAACTTAGTCATTGGCGGCATTACCCCTAAAAATGGCACGTTTGTCAATGTAGCCGCAACCACTGGCACGGTATCAACAGCACCGTCAGGCGGTACAGACATTGTGAACAAGACTTACGCAGATGCATTAGCCGCTAAGTGGGGTGAGTGATGTTTGGCATATCAGCTTTTGCACAGCTACCGTTTAGCGCGGTTGGCAATGCTGCCCCGCCACCTCCACCTCCTGCGGACATTTTGCTTGGCGGTCACTTTGGCTTTGACGAAAAAAAGCGCGATGCACAATGGGCTAAAGACCGAAAGCTAGAGGGTCAGCGCAAGCTCAAACTGCAAGAGGCGTTGTTTGGTCTACCGCCCGAGGTCAGAGAAGAAATCACTTCCGCGCCTGAGCAAACAATAGAGGTTGCGGTCAGAAAACAAATTGATTATGATTTGCTCATGCAAAGGGTCAAAGACCTTGAAGTGCGTGTTAAGCTCAAACGTGATGAAGAAGATATTGCAATGATCTTGGAGATGATGTGAGAACAACATGGGTATTTCCATCTGACGGTAGCGAGCCTTACGAAAAGTCTAAGGGTCGATCTGGCGAATACACCACGGTCATGGGCGACATTGCCCCATTCATGTCACCTGATGGCGTAATGATTGAGGGCAGAAAGCAATGGCGTGACCACCTCAAGCGCACCGATTCAATTGAGATGGGGCATTCT